CCCAGGATTGCGATCGTGCCGCCGGCGCGAGCTGCGACATCGCCGCCGGTGGCCAGGCTTGGGATGCGGGGGATGGAGAGGCCGAACGTTTGACCTCCTACCTTGGGGACCCAGGCGGGGATCTTTACAGAGATGCTGTTCAGTTTCCCGATGACGTTATTGACCATCCCGATGATGCCGTTGATGGGGCCGCGCACGACTCCGAGCACGGCCTGGAATGCGGAGCCGATGAAGCCGGCGATGCCAGAGAATATGCTCTTCACCTTGTCGCCCAGGAACTGGATCGCCGCTCGGATTGCGTCGATCGGTGGCTTGATGCCGTTGTTCCACACGAAAGCGAACGCGGCACCGATCGCGGCGAACACTGGCTGGATGATGTTCTCGTATAGCCAGGTGAAGATCGCGCCCCAGACCTTCACGCCGGCGACGATGTTGTTGATGACTGGCATGAGAACGTTCTTATATAGCCAGGTGAAGATCGCGCCGATGAAGCCAAACACCGGCGAGATGACGGTCTCCCATAGCCAGGTGAAGATCGCCGCCCAGATGCCGACATAGATCAGGATCCCGATGACGATCGGCATGATGATGTTCTCGTATAGCCAGGTGAAGATCGCGCCGATCGCGGTGAACACTGGTTGCAGCACGACCTCCCAGAGCCAGGTCACGGCCGTGCCAATGAACGTGGTGATGTTTTGCCAGACTTGCTGCCCCAGCTCGGTCTGGGTAAAGAACCAGATCAGGGCTCCGACGAGAGCAACCACTGCCACGATGATGATGCCGATCGGGTTGGCGGTCAGCGCGGCATTCCACAGCCATTGTCCGGCGGCGGCGAGCTTGGTGCCGACCAGATAAGACTTCATGCCGCCAGCAGCGGAGATGGCCATCGCGGCACCGTGCAGCTTCACAACGACTGCTGCAGTGAGCAGGAGCCCGGTGAAGATTGCCACGGTGGTGATGTTCTCGTTGATCCAGTCGAACGCCGTAACGCCGATGCCGGCCATCCATACCAGGGCGGGCACAACACCAGAGAAGATCGTCTCGCCGAGCGTGCCGAGCGAGTAGGAGAGCAGGTCCATCTTGCCCTGGAAGGTTCCCGCATACGCAGCACCAGAGCCTGCAAACTGCCCCTGCAGCTCGGCGAGGATGACACGCTGAGCGCCCATCATATCGCCCGATTCCTGCATGGTCAGGATCTGGTCCTTCTGCTGGTCAGTGAACGCGACGCCAACCTCGGCGAGCGCGGCCGCGCCCTTGATCGGGTCGTTGAGTGCCTTACCGAGCTGCAGCGCGGCCCCCTGCATATCGCCGCCGGTGGCGCGAGACATATCAGTCATGATCTCTGTGGTCTGGTCGAAGATATCGTTACCCTCGCCGAGCTCGTTCTTAATGTTCTTGAACGTGAGCAGGAAGTTAGCGCCCTTTTGGATGCTCTCCTTCTCGGTGCCGGTCAGGTTCTCCAGCGACTGTGCCATCTTCAAGACGCCGTCGGTGGAGACGTTCGCGGCCGAGCCGGTCGCGGCGATTACCGAGTTGGTCTGTGCGTTCAGCGCTTGGATGTTACCGATCGATGCGACGGAGGCTTTACCCCAGGCGATGATCGCGCCGATGCCGAAGAGAGCTGCCAGGGGGGCGGCGAGTGTCTTAAGCGACGCGAGCATTCCGGTCTTGAATGTTTTACCGGCAGCAGCGCCGCCGGTCGCGCCGGCGGCCGCCGAGGGAGCTGCGATGCCAGCGCCGAGCTTCGTGCCGAAGCCGGCGAAGCTCGGGATTACTGGCAGCGTTGCGTAGCCGATAGCCATTTAGTGACCTCCCATGGTTGCCAATTCTGCCTGACGCTTTGCCTGGCGGCGTGCAAGTAGCTCGGTGACCTCTAGTGAGTCGCGCTTTCCGCTGCCCTGTTTCGGGTCACCGTGCAGCGGCACAAGCTGGGGTTGGTTGCGGCCCTTGGATCCTTCCTCGGATTGCATCCATGCGTTGAGTCGGGTTGCAAGGTCGATGCGGCGCAGGAACTGAACTGTGAGGTTGGGGCGGCCGTCGCGGCGAGCGCGAGCGGTGGCGGAGTCCTCGCCGAGGTGTTCGATGATGCGGCGCAGTCGTTGCCAGGAGAGGCGGGGGGTTCCGATATCGCGAGGGAGGTCGATCCCCATGTTTAGGAGATCGACCTCGAGCGCGTCGCCGTTGTCGGCGATGAATCGGAGAGCCCCGATTATTCCCCCAGGTCTGCGCCGGCGTCCTCTTGGACGATTGCCCAGAGGACCTGAGCGGTGCCGCCGGCGGCGACGAAGTGCTCCCAGTTGTCGACGAGTAGGAGCTTGGCGGCGCGGACTGGTTGGGTGCTGGAGTAGAGCACGACGTCGTCGGGCATGTTCTGCGTCGCCGGCAAGCTGATGACCTTAGCGGGGTACGCGGTCGAGCCGGCGGCCGCGTCGCCCTTGACTGCGTCGAGTTGCAGCTCCCAATCAGGGTGCTTGCTCTTAATTCGGCGGATCTCGGACTGGAGGTTGTAGCGCTTAGCCATGGGGTGGCCTTTCTATTTCTTGGTGGGGTGGAGAGTGACGTCGACTTGGATGGTGCCGGCGGCGGTTTCGTATGTGAAGCGAGAGAGCAACTGCGAGGTTGGCAGCGGCGGGGCTTCCGTCTCGTCGTTCAGCTCAGCGAAGATTAGTGAGGCCACGCGCCGCCTAATAGCGTTAGGCAGCGGCGCGGCCTCGTCAGCGGAGACGAGTCCAAGCTCGACAGCTCGGGCTCGTATCTCCGCGTCTTTGGGAACAGAAATCACTAGACCGTGACGGTGATTGCTGCGGTTGAGCTGATGCCGTTATAGGTTCCGGTGACGACCGCCGCGCCATCCGAGATGCCCTCGACGTAGCCGCGATCGACGACAGCATCTGCCGGTGTGTCTGAACTCCAGGTGCAGAGCGCAGTCACGTCGAGCGTCGATGCATCCGAGTAGGTCGCGGTCGCGGTGAGCTTGGAGAACTCTGCGATCGCGATCGTGTCGGTTGCCGGCAGGATCGCCAGCGACTCCACGGTCAGCACTTCACCGTCGCCCTGGGTGTCGAACAGTACGCCGTCGGCGTCGGGGTAGATCTTGATGGTGATCTCGAGCTTGGTCAGCTCCGACTCGGACTGCTTGATCGTGCCGACTTCCTCAACCTCGGCATAGCGGCGAGTAATAGCCCGCTTGACCGTGGCACCGTCGATGGTCTCGAAGCCGAACTTGAACCGAGCGTTCGGGTTCGGGATGGAACGCTCGTCAGGGCCGGAGCCCGGCCAGACCAGGCCCATCGTTACAGCGTTCTCTTCGAGAGCGATGAACTTACGGGTGAGTACGAACTTCCGTCGCGCCGTGCGGATCAGGAGCCCGCCCCAGGCGAAGTAGTCCGTCGAGTCACGCGAGCGCGATTCTTCGATGCCGGCCTCGCCGTCGAGCAGGCCAACGAGTTCATAGCTGGCGGGGAACGGGTCGAGCACTGTGGCTGGGAGTAGCGCCTCGAGATCGGTCGCGACGAATACGTCGGCATCGCCCCAGATGGATGCCTTATCGGGATTACCTGACATTGTGAAAGCCTCCTAAAGGCATCGGTTGGGTTGTAACGCGCTCATAGTATCGCGGGACGCATCCGAGCGTTGATCGCGAATGCCACTATCGGCGTTTTGTAATCCGGATCGACGCCGTGCGCCGGCCCGGAATCGTACTGGAATGACACCAGATCGTCGTCGCCGCGTAGAGCCAGGAGCTGGCCGTGAAACCAGGTTGCGATGTCCCAGGCGACGTCGGGATCCAGATCCCAGGCCATCACGCGAACACGGTTAGTGGCGGTCGCGGATGAGTACTCGCTCCAGGCACCGGAGCGGATGACCAGGCGCCTGCCAGGAGAGGGCATCTCGTCGGGCATAGGCAGCCGTGTGGCGACCGATAGGTCAACCAGGAACGCCGGCGGAGTTGGGAGCGCGAGAGCGGCCTCCAGGAGCGTGTCACAGCGGAGCTTGGTGGTCGACTGTGGATCACCGAACGCGGTCGGGGTTTTCATGAGAGGCCGCCAGGGTTCTTCTTGATATCGAGACCGACTGCTGCGGCCGCATCGGAGAAGTAGCCAAACTTCAGCTCGTCGCCGTCGGAATACTCGGGAACCGTAATCGATGCCGCACCACGGTCGGTCGTGTAAGTAGAAACCCACACGCGATCGACACCGCGAGCGAGCAGCTCCTCGGCCATCTTGTTCGCGAACTCCGCCATCACGCCCTGCATCCCCCGCGAGCGCATGATCTTACCGAGCCCCCGGTAATCGATGCGTAGCTCTGAGCCGTTGGGGAGGATCATCAGTGAGCCCTCCGAACGCGAACCTGCAGGTGCGAGAAGCCGTGCGAGATGGGGTTGGTGGTGCGAGCCGGGTCGCCGATAACTGTGGCGATTGTGTTGTCGGGCAGGCGGACCCAATCGGTTGATTGGATATCCCAGTCGGCGGAGCCGGGCTCGGTTTGCAGCAGCCATTCTGAGATGGCCGTCTCGCGGTCCTCGCCGACGACTTCAGCCTGAGCGACCGCCCGCACCTGCACGCCTTCGCGAGCGACCCCTGCAGCCAGGCGGAGCCCCGCATGGTCCAACGTTGCCTCGCCGGCGCGGTTCGTGGTCGTCGGCGGCCGTAGGACCTCGACTGTGTCGTTGTAGAAAAGTCCGCTCATGATGAGAGGTGGATCTTGTAGTTAGCGACGGCATCGGACCATTCCTGAGTGGAGCCGGTCGTGGCCACGCCGCCGAAAGCGATTGTGTCGCCGAGCACCGTGCGCGATTGCACACCGGCGTCGACGTTGAGCAGGATCTCGGCCAGGCCGAGAACGGCCCCTTGGATATCCTCGGGGCAGTTTTGCAGCAGGCCGTCGGCGTCGGGGGTGAGGACGTAGCCGTGGGTGAAGGTGACTTCTATGTTGTCGTAACCTCGTGGCCATACGCCGCCGAGCTTCGTTATGATGCCCTGGCGTTTCTTGGTGCCGAAGTCGGTGCCGCGCACCAGAGCAACGCCGTCAACTTTGACCGAGATGGTGAGGATGGGGAGAGCCGGCAGCAGGATCGACCGCCGTCCCTCCCCCGATAGTTCGATGACCTCCGGCTCGCTTGCCTGCAGCGAGTGGTGCACTTGCGACCGGAATCGGCGAGATGCCTCGCGGAGCGCGGAAACTAAGCGAGCATCGCCAACAGTTCGTCCGGTCTTGGCTGCAAGCTCTACAGCGGACGCGAGGGGGAGCAGGAGTGCCATCGGTTCTATTTCTTCTTTGGAGCGGGCTTAGCAGCCTCAGTCTTGGCTACTACGGCAGCAGCAGAGTCGGCAGCGTCAGCGTCCTCGTCGGCCTCAGCAGCGGCGGCATCGGCCTCAGCAGCGGATGCCTCGGTGCCGTCGGTCTCAGCGACGCCAGCAGCGTCGTCGGCAACCTCGGCAGCAGCGGCAGCTTTCGCCTTGGCTTCCTCGGCCTCGGCCTCGGCAGCAGCGTCGTCGTCGGGCTTGAGGTTGTTCTGGCCGGAGAGCCGGGCGGAGCCCGCGGTGCGAGCACGCGACTTGGGTGGTCCGTCGACGTGACGATCGGCCTTCTTGATCAGGCCGAGACGTTCGGCACGAGCACGCGAGACCTGCACGCCGTCGATGATGGTAAACCGTGATTCAGACATTTCTTGCCTTCTTTCAGATGGGTGGAAAGAGCGAAGAGGGCCGGGCCAGAGTAGGAGCCCGGCCCTCTAAGTGGCGATTGTTAGGCCGGCACGATGACGTCTGCGCCGGTAACGGTTGCCTTGGTGATCAGTGCCGGGTCGAGCACACCGAATGCAGCGCGAGCCTCCGCGAGGATCGCAACCAGGTTACGCACGAAGAAATCTGCGTGCGAGTCGGTCGCCGTAATTTGGGCTTCGTCGCGGTCCCAAAGGACTGCGGTGGTGAAGTCACCAACCAGCACTGTGCTGTCGGCGAGGCCAGGAACCTCGACGATCGGCGTGCGCCATACGGTCTGGAAAGCGGGACCGAAAGCACCTGGGCCGAGATACGCGCCAGTCGAGGTGCGGAGCAGATCGATGCGCTCGGCGTTAGCCGGGCTCATCAACACTGCGTTGGGGCGGCCGTAGCTCTTGACCTTGGTCAACGACTTACGGATCGTCACCAGGATGTTCGTGTCGAACGCCTGGACTTGGATTCCGTCAGTGTTGATCAAGCCGTCGAACTCTTCACCGGCCGTCGAGTCGCCGCCAAGGATCTGGCGCTCGAGCTCCTGGTCCAGGCCCTGACGGAGGAAGTTGTCGATCAGCGTGCGGAGCTGGCCCGCGTCGCTGAGCGCTTTCTTCGTCGCCGGTACCCAATGAGCCAGAGTGACAACCGGGGCGGTGACCTTCTCGAAACCGATCGAGGACTGAGGCTTGGTGCCTCGGTCGGCCTCGGTAACGATCGGCGGCCCGGCGGTGGCGTCGTCGAGCGTGATCGCCTCGGGTACACCAGCGGCAGCATTCGTCGAACCGGAACCGGCGCGGAGGATCCGCGCATAAGTCACAGCATCAGAATTTGTGTCGCCGACAGTGATCACGTTGCGCAAGTTCAGCGTCGGCCAGGTGGCCTCAACTGTGGGAATGCGCTGCGGATCCCAGAGGTTGCCTGCACCGGAACCGTCGCCGGCCGGGTCAGTACCAATGAGCGCCTTTAGTCCGCCGGCGATCTGAACCGGATCAGTCTTGAAGCTGGAAGTCTGCGGAACTCCCGAGCGCCCCAGGTAGGGCTTCATCGACTTCTCAAACTCGGGCGAGCCAGTGAAGCGCTCACCGAGCGACTTGATGCGGCGAGCACCGGGGCGAGAGTTGCTGAGCGCGTCAGCGTTCAGCTCTTCAGCAGCGGCCTCGTCGATAAACGACTTCACGTCGTCGGCGAGCGCCTTGGAGACCTTGGCTCCGGTGATCTGCGTTTGCAGGTCGCGGGCCTTGCCCATGAGGTCGGTGACCGTGGCACGTTCGTCGTCGGTGAAGTCGCCGCCGGCGACCTCGCGGGCTTTCGCGAGCGTTCGCATTTCTTCGATTACGCCATTGCGCTGCTCGAAGAGAGTGGGATCAGCCATTCTATTCTCCTTCTGTTTCGATAATTTCGAGAGCGAGCATGACGCTGGCGGGGCTCATACCTTTGGCGCTGGCGGACTCTTCCTGCTTGCTGGCAGGTTCCTCACTGGGATTGTCGGCCGCGCCAGGCTTGGCCTGGCCGCTTGGTTGCTCTACGGATTCTGCCGCGAGCGCAGGAGCGCCGGCGGGGCCGTCCGTACTGCTCGACTTGATGTCGAGAAGTTCTGTTGCGTCGTTTACGCCGACGAGGCAGGGGCCAACCTCGAAGAGTTTTAGCTTGCGGATTTCGTAGATGTCCTCGCCGTCGTGGGTGGCCATGCCGCCCTCGAGCACGTCGAAGCCGAAGGACTGCTTGGTGACGCGACGGCCCTTCATCAGTTTGTATACCTTGGAAGCATAGGGGTCGTCCAGGTCTAGGAGCCCTCGGTATTGGATAGCGCCGTCGACCTCGCCAATCGACTTAACCACGCCGACGTGGGCGAAAGGATCAGCCCAGTTGTGCTGCCAGATAACCGGGATCGGGTCGCCGGAGGCAGCCCACTCGGCGAGAGTTTCGGTGAACGCGCCAGGCATAATCGTCTCGCCGTAACGATCGACGTTGCCGAGCACGGAGGCTGTGGCGATGAACTCGCCAGGGCCGAGCTTCGTGCCATCGCCGGGATCCTCGCCGGCCGCTTTGAAAGCAACCTGCATGAAAGACTTAACGCGGTGTTCTTGCATTGATTTTCCCTCTCGTTTCTCATACCAGGAGCGGATGGCCTGGTCCGTTCCCTCTGGCCGTTCGGAGAATGAAGCGCGAGCCAGTGCTTCATCTATCCCTGGGTCCAGTTCCACCAGCAGTGCGTCTGCTGCCTTGTACGTTTCGAGCTGAGATGCGGTCGGCCATGTGTGAATTATCCATGCATCGGCTGATAATCCCGAAAGGACGCGCTCGATTGCGGCGCGTCGCGCAGTCTGCGCGACGTCGCGCTGGGCACCTTTGGCTGCGTGCGGGGTCAGATTCCCGAATGCCTGCGCGAGTGCGTCGAAGTCAATCACGACGTCGGTGGGGCCGGCGTTGGCTTTGACGTGGGTCGATTTACCAGCGCACGGAGGACCAGTCACGATGGTGATCATTCGGAGCTCCTCGTGTAGTCGACGCGGCAGTGACAGTTAGCATTTTCGTCTGCGCCGCCGACAGGATCGCCGGGCCAGCGGAGCCCGTTAGAGAAGGTGTCCTCGAACAGCGCGGTCTCGCCATCCATCGCCTGGTGCGCAGAGCGTGAGTCCTTGCCTGAACCGACGTGCCGCCAGGTCTTGACAGTGAGCGAGGAAGCCTTAGCGGCGTCGGCCGCACCAAACGATGANGATGAGGTGCCGATCGTAGTCGACCAGACAGGCGCTTCCGTTTGCGCATACTGGGTGTAAACATCGCCGAGCGCATCCTTCCAGGATGGGGCGATCACGGCCACGGCTAGGGCGGCGAAGATCCCGTTGTTGATATTGGCGGCGTTGGCCTGCGACGCCTTCAATATCCAGGGCTCCATNACCTCTTCNTCGAAGTTCTCACGATCGGGATTCCACTTCTCCAGCACCGGGTCAGCGCCGGCGATCGCGAGAGCGAGCGCGTGGGGGAAGATGACGGATGCCAGGTCGGCATCCTCGGACTCGCGGGGGAATGCCTGGTCCAGGTCGCCGGCGACGTCGCCCTTGCCGAGCGCAGCGGCGACGCGCTTCTTTTGACCGTCGAACGCCTTACTCAGGTCGGCCGAGAAGCGCTCCTCCATGGTCTGCTCGACGGCCTTATACTGCGGCATCGTTCCGGTGCCTAGCGCCTTCATGCCGGGGCGGCCCTCAATCGCTTTGGAGCCAGTATCGGTGGGGGAAGCAAGGCCGCCCTTGGTGACGTTCAGGGGCACGATCAGCTCGTCGCCGTAGGGAACCGTGGGCAGGTTCAGCATCAGGCGGGCCTCGTTGACCGTGCGGATCGGAGCGCCAACCTGGGTCTGTAGCAGAGTCGCCTGCTTGTTCGGCGAGGATGCCAGGCGCACGCCGATGTTTTCCTCAATGTAGCGGTTGGGTTTGAGCAGGCCGGTGCGACGATAGCCGGCGTTCAGCGACTGACGGAATGCCATGATGCGGCCGCCGAGAACGTCAACATATAGCTGCTCGCGGAGCGCCTCGAGGTTAGAGTTTGTGCCTTGGCGATAACCAATCAGCTCGGGCGGGAAGTGCATCGCGATCGCGAACTCAACCTGCGCGGCCAGGCGCATGTCTTTATATTGCACCTGGTCGGCGATGAGCTGCGGCGCGGCCGCGAGCTCCATGCCGTCCTCGAG